CGGGAGGAGAAGGCTACCTGCCTTCGGAGGGTTTGCTATAACACCTTCTTAAGGTTTATAGCACATGCAAAACCGAAGTTTTGTATGGTTAGCCCAGCTAAGTGATTAGCTGGTCCCGTGGGTAGTGTATCCCAATTGGGAGCAATACCCGTCCTTTGTGAGTATAAAACTGTCCTCTGACGGACCGTGATATACCCATTTCGAAGGTCGCCGCGCAGAAAGGCGAGAAGTAGACCATCGGCGTTATATTGCCGACGCTTCTCACCCTTCGGTACGTGAACCTCACCGTCTCGAATAGTAATCCGCTTAGGACGAGGACACCATCGCTTATAAGCTAAGCTTTGGTAGTTCTTGTTCCATTTGGACTGCTTTAAGAGGCTGTAGGGAACGCGTATCCCAGCGTCATCTGCTTCCCAGAGAGGTACCGGAAGGTACTTAACTGAGTTCAGAAGACGACCTACAGTCTTCGAGAGTGGAATTCCACACCTCGCTGACCATAGGTTCAACTGGTTAATAACGGCGTAACGAGAATGTGGTTGTTTAAGGGTCTTTATATAGACACCTCGAACCGGATGACCATAAAAATAGTCACCGCCACAAGACTCGCGAAACGGACCTTTAAGAAAGGACTTCTCACTGTTGACTTGGAACCCAAGGATACTAAGGAGTCTGATAACATGATGCGAGATAAATTTCCCGCAGATGATATCATCTCCAAAGACACCGTAAGTACCAAGTCGGTCAGGATAATGCGGTCTTATTTGTTTTATACCGCAAACTCTTGACGCAGCGAGAACGACACAAGAGAAGAGTATGGTCTGCAAGGGAAACGTAAAACCGTTACCCATTGTAGATACCATATTCAACTCAACCTCGCGGCCATTCGGCAAAGTCGTCGAATTTGAACGAAAAAGTCGTAACCACTTCATAACTTGAGGTGGCATGACTTCGTCGAGCATTTTCAATGACAACGAATCGGACGCGCTCGACAGGTCTATCGTGACTAGTCCATCACTGGACGGGTCGCGGTTTACCTTATAATCGAGCGAACCGAGCCGCGCGAGTTCCCGATTGAGCTCCTGTTGCCGTTCGAAGTCAATTCCGAAGAATTGTCTCAAACGGTTTTCCAGGATAGCACCAAGACCAAGCTGAAAAAACATGTTCAGCGAGGGCTCTGTGCATATCGATCGAGAAGTGTCGCGATTCTTAGGGACAAAGGACAACCGGTTGCCTGCGACTACTTCAGCCTGGCCGTATCTGGATTCGCGGAGATATTCCGCATCATTCCAAGAAGGGTCATTTTGAAAGTAGGTACAGTAGGCTGTATACAAGCCCATAGAAGTGCACGAGAGCTTGCTGTCGAAAAGCTTCGTATAGAAGTCATTTCCTCGAGCAAGCACGGACGCCCCGGGCCCGGTACGGCCATGATCTAAGATCTGGCCGAACGAGCTAATTAGGGGTTGCCCATTCGGGTAGAAGAAGTTGTAGAGGAGTGTTTTAAGCTCCCCTAACATTACATCTTCTCCCGAATTGTGCGTTTCTAGCTTCCAACTTCCGCAACGTTTATTAACGTCTAGGAATTGTAACAAGCAAGCATGATCAGCCAGCTCCGTGGACTCATCCTTAAATTTCTTAAGGAGTGAGTTCGCAAGCTGGATGGAACATACACGCTTGAAGGAAGCCTCAGGTTCCCAAGTCGTAGAACCAGAATACAGTAAATCTGTAAACTGGTCTTCCGACAAGTGATCTGAGAGGTCTTGTAGCAGGTCCAAGTAAAGAGCGTTAGAGCAAATGCTCATAATGTCTCCTTGACTGTGTTGACTTAAACGGAGAAGTAGTCATTCATGCACTTCTCACGCCCAAAGTCGGAAATAGTCTCTATTTTGAGAATATACCGAATATGGTCGCAAGTAGCGCATTGTCCAACGCCATGCCGGAAGCGGCGATGGCAAGGACAATAATGACTACGTACTTCCGTTTGGAAGCAGGTACTCGATCCCTCATGTCCAGAAAGACAAACTTGTATTTCTGAACAATCGAAAGGTACTTTTTTAGGGTAGATATCTTCATGATGAAGAACCTCCTTATTAAAGTACTCCCGAGAGGGCCGTGTCACCGATTCCGCTCGATTGGTCCCAAAGGGCACCAATGTGAGCTGACAACGCAGCCTGGACGTTTGTAGGGTCTGCGGTATCCGCACCCGCCGGGACGTGAATAATCGTCTCGACGAGCATCGGAACATCCGCCTGCCCGGAAAGAGGAGTAACCCCCTTCCGGGTAATGACCTTATAAACGTTCCTGGGGACATTCGGCAGCTGGCCCGTCACCGGATTAACAACCGGAAGACTTTTGAAGGTCTTCGGCTTGAAAATCGTAATGGTGAAGGGTTTGCTCACCGAATGAGCGTCGACTCCAGATTGCGTGCCACCAATGGTGTCAATCGCGACCTGTTCGCCGTTGCTCTCCGGGGCCAAGTCATCTATGTAATCATAGGTAGGACTTGTGAACCCGGTCTGGGGACCTCCCGTAAAGGGAGAAGTTAGGCTAAATGCCATGTTGATTTACCTCAACTATAGGTGGATTAACGAAAACCCCAGCGCTAGAATCTTGCACGCGTCAGAGCGGCAATATTCAACCATTGGTTCCATAAATCAGGCATCGTCAACCGGAAATCCGGAATGAACGAGCCCGTATAAATGGAGCGACCAATGGTTCTTTCACGCTTGGAGGCCGGACTACAGCCCGTTAGCTTATTGTCATATCCGTAGAATATCGGGTCATCTTGTAGATCACCTTTATAAAACGAGAGTTTTAACTCCCGTTCATAAATGATCCACTTCATGCACCACGCTATTTGTCCGGATTGAAAACAAGCTGCGTTGACTATATCACCAACATTGGAGAAATAGTCTACTAGGAATGAGTAGGGAGTCAGTTCCCAGAGAGCAGGCACAAAGTCATTTAGGCCGAGGCCTAACGACTTATGTACATACTGCCGGGGCTGATTCACTCTCAACGCCGCTTTGTAACGTACCTTATCGGTACGTTTCACGCTGTACCGTCCCCTTACATGATAGTAAGGATGACTGTACGTGATGGATCGATGGTTCTCAGTAGACTTGCTGTCTTCGCCGTACCCAGTTACAACTGCAACTGGAGGGCGAGCCACATTTGTGGTATATTCAGCAAGGTACTTCGAAGCATCATCGATATCCCTCATTAGCGGGCGCCAACCATAGTTGGCCTCAAGCCACGTATTCGCTATAACTTTATGGCGGTTGAGCCCTTTCTCTCTACGGGCACGTTTCTTTACGTGCCGTTGGTAGGAGG